GCTGCGCCGCCGTGTAGCTGGCGCTCGGACTCGATAGACCGGTGATCGTGCGCACCACCGTACCGGTGTCGAGGATGTCGACCTCGTAGCTCTCGCTTTCCTCATTCAGTGGCACATCCGCATAATCCAGCCACTCGCCGCCGATGCGGGTGCGACGGGTCCAGGTGAGGGTGAGGTTGTCGCTGCCGTCGCGTGCGCCGGCGATCGCGACGGGCGAAAAGGGTTTCAGTGCCTCGGCTGCGCCGGCGAAGGGCAGGGCCAGGGTCCCGTCGATGGTCGCACCCAGGGTGACCGGCTTGTAGTAGCGGGTCGTGCCACGGTGGCTGAGTTCCATCGCGAAGCGGCGCAGCCGGGTGGCGTCGAGAAAGATCACCCGGTCGCGGTCGGCGTGGCCCGCTATCGTATGCTCGGTGCCGCGACGGCCGCGCAGCAGGGTGTCGAGCGTCCAGGTACCGTCGCCGTTGTCGGTGGCGTATCGATAGCCGACGATCTCCCAGCGCCCGTGCGCGCCGATCGCCAGGTGATTGTCGCCGTCGAGCACCGCGGCCTCGGTGACGCTGGCCAGGGTGGCGGTGGTCTCGACGGTCAGGCTGTGGGCGAGATCCCAGACGGTGGTCGGGCCGGCGGGCAGCACGCCGTCGGCGTAGCCGGTGCGGGCGGCCACGCCGACGAAGCGGCGCGCGCTGTAGGCGGCCCCGTCGGGTGAGTCGAACACCTGCGCGCCGTGCCATCCCTGGGTGAAACCGCGGGCGGCCAAATAGAAACCGGCGTCGTCGTCGGCGTCGCGCAGCGCCGGCAGGTCCAGCAGCAGGACCTCGGTCGGCCCGGACCAGGGGATCGACTTCGGCGGGATCGCCGCGGCCGCGCCCGGGGCGACCTGGGTGTACAGGGCGGCCTGCTCGGCGACCGTTTTCAGCGCCACGCTGCCGCCCGGCACGTAGGCGATGTCGATCACCCGCAGGAAATAGACCGAGGCGTCGTCGCGGGTGATCTCGAGCAGATCGCCGGGGTCGAGGACGATAAAGCGCGGCGGCAGCTTGGGGGCGTAGCTGTCGCGTGCGGTCCAGGTGTAGGCCAGCAGGGTCTCGGCGACCTGGCGGGCCTGGTCGTCGGCGAGCACCAGCGGGGCGTGGAGCTGCTCGACCGCGCGGGCCTGGGTCTGGGTCCGGGACGCGTACTGGTGGTTGACCTGGTAGTCGCGCGCGGCGCACCGGTAGTCGAGCGTCACCCGGCGGGGCAGCTCGAGCTCCTCGACCCGGGCGTGGGGCAGGCGCTCGGCGCCGTCGCAGCCAAGATCGTCCTCGGCCGCGGTCATATCGGGGCTGGTGTCGCCACGCCGGCGGGCCTTGATCAGCCAGTCGCTCTCGAGCAGGTCGAAGTGGTAGGTGCGCTGCAGGGCCTCACACGCGCTGCGCACGGTCATCGGGTGGGTGCGCGAGAAACCGTCGACGGTGAGGCTGGACAGATCGGTCAGGTCGGTGTCGCCCGGGTCGAGGCCGGCCTCGGCGAGCAGCTCGCCAGTGACCGTGTCGAGGGTCTGACCCGTCGGGGTGACGGCTTCCAGGCGGTAGCGGCGTACGTCGTAGTAACTCCAGCCGGGGTCCATGTGTTGGGAGACCAGTTGGTTGCCGGCCGCACCCCAGGAGCCGTTGTATTGGCTCGGGTATAAGTCGCTGGCCTCGGCAATCGTGCGGCTGTCCAGGCTGCCGTCCTCCCAACGGTGGACCCAACCGTTGGAGATAAACAGCAGATCGCCGTCGCGATTGCCCCGCAGGATGACACAGGTGTCGCGGCCCTGGTCATAGTTGAGCGCCGTGGGAAAACTCAAGGTTTCGATGGATAGCTGGTTGAAATCCAGGTCCCAGGTGATCAGCTTGTCGTCCGTGGTCAGGCCATAGATCACGTCGTCGCCCGGGCAAATGTTATAGAGCGGGCCGTCGGGGTGTGACAGCGACCAGTCGAAAATATGTTCGACCTCGGGGCTCCCTTCGTACTCGGGCGGCGGCTCCAGCGGGTTACTGAACCCCTGCGGGATCGACGGCAGATAGAAACGAAACAGATAGACCGGCTGGCCCGAATCGTGCTCGAGAAAATAGGCGACGCGATCGCGGATGTGCAGCTTGTTGAATAAGCTGGTCGGCAGGAATGTCGGGAGCTGTATGTGACCCGTCCACTGTATGAAATCGGGCGCGATGAGGTATAGGTGGAGCAGGTTGTTCGGCGGATCGTAAGTCGCCCAGGCCGGCTCGTCGGAATGTCCGGCGGTCGGCACGCCGCTGTAATCGGATTCAAACCGGTGGCGGCGTTCGGCGCTGCCGTCCGGGTGGATGCGCCAATAGCTCACCGTCTTGTCGAGGTAGTTGGCGTCCCATTCGTTCATAGTGATATGCACCATGCCGTCGGGGGTCACGGGACACAGGGTCTGCGGGGCGACCTGGGCGGTGAACACCAGGGTGTCGGCGTAGTCGACCTCGCCGATCTTGTTCAGCGCGTATTCACCCGCGGCCAGGATCTCGGCGGTAATATTGGGCACGCGGTTGCCGAAGTCGCCAAGCTGCAGGCCCTCGAACACCACGTAAGCCAGGCCGCGGTAGGCCGGCGTGGCGTCGGCACCCTCGATGGCCTCGATCAGCGGGTCGCGCTCCTGGGACTCGGAGCCGGCATAGAAACGGAATGCCTCGGCGGCGGCCTGGGTCGCCATGACGGTCTCGATGTCGGCGTCGTCGGACACGTCATAGAGCAGTTTTCCATCGGCCCACAGGCGGCGGATGGCGGCGATCGGCCCGGCGCCGAAAGCGACGGCAAAACTGGCCGAGTAGGTGTAGGTGGTATAGGTCGCCGAGGGTCCGCCCTTGCCGCCCTGCTTTTCTTCGTGCGAGGTCTCGGTGATGCCGTCGGTCCAGATCAGGTTGCCGGCGGCCCGGTAGGTGCCCCAGTAGCGCGGGATCGGCTGGCCGTAGACCGAGGTCTGGACGGTCAGGTCCTCCAGGCGCGGGCCCTCGACCTGCGGGCCCTTGGGGCGGAAAATCAGCCCGCCCAGGGCGCTGCCGATGGCCCAGCCGATGGCGGTCCCGACACCCGGGATCAGCGAGCCGATCGCGCCCCCGGCGACACCGACGGCGAGCTGGCTCATTCGCGCCCGCCCGGGCGGCGATGCTGGTGGCTGCCGGGCAAGAGGAAATCGACGCCCCAGCCGCCGACGCGGCGGCCCTTGCGCCCGGACCGCTGGCGATCCCACTTCGGTTCGGTCATGGCCTTGGCCCAGGGCCAGCCGTTCGCCCGCCGGCGGTAGATCGCCGTGGTGCTGAGTCCCAGGCGGGCGGCGGCGGCCTTGATCTCGTCGGGGGTCGGTTTGGGATCGTCGATCATTCGGTCATGATTCCTGCCCGGGCAGCCGGTACAGCTTGGTGGTGCGCGTCTCGAACCACCTGCCGTAATGGTGGCAGCAACAATACCCGACCTGATCCCAGGCGTGGATCATGTCGTGCGGGGTCAGCAGGGCGACGTGGCGGGAGCGGTCGATAAACCGGATCAGGGCGATGGCGCCGAGCTCCGGGTGCAGGATGCGGATGGCGTAGTCGTCCAGGGCCCGCTCGAGCTCGCGGCCGATCGGGTCGCGTGGGTAGTCGCGACGATCCGGCAGGTCGCGGATGCCGGCGGCGTAGGCCGCGCAGACGATCAGGCCGATGCAGTCGACCCCGGCCAGGCTGCGGCCCTGGTGCTGGAACGGGATCTTGAGCCGGGCCATCTCCCGGGCGACGTGGATCATGCGCCGGATCTTGATCGGCGCGCCCGGCTCCGGGTCGCCGCAATCGGTGAAATCCTCCGGCCCCGCCTCACCCAGGCCGGTCAGGCGAATCACAGCGCCGCGCGTTGGTTTTCTCGGCTTATCGCGCATTGGGATAATTGAACGCCTCGTCGACGCCGGGCACCTGCGGCTCGCCGCGGAAATTGATCACGTTGTCAAACTTGGATTTGCAGACCTCGATGGTCTTCTGGCAGCCGGGCACCGCGCTGTAGGTATCGCCGACCTCGGCGAGATACGGGGCGCCCTGGTGCAAAATGAACTGGCCCGAGGCGTATACCTTGATCTCGCGGGTAGCACCGGCGTTCGGTCCCGAGGTAAAGGTCAACACGCCGTTGTCGAAGTAGCCGTCCGCCTCGGCGCGGGCGCTGTCGGTCACCACGGTCCGGTCGGTGACCGCGGTCAGCGTGCCGGCGACGGTGTAGCTCGCCAGGTTCACCCCGCAGCGGCTGTCGCCCAGGTCCGCCCGGCACAGCGGGCTGAATGCCTCACCCACCACCTGCTGGACGGGCTGCATCATGCCGCGCAGCTCGGCCTGGAACCGGCCCTCGGCGATGGCGATCTCGCCGAGCGTGCCGCGGCGCAGCTTGATGTTCCCGGCCGCTGGCGCCGACCAGTCGACCAGGAACAATCGGACGGCAGCGAAATCGAACAGCCCGGCGCGGAGTTCGGCGTCGGTGATCTGCTCGTTGTCGAGCACGCAGCCGACGGTCAGCTCGTCGACGCTGAGATCGGCGCGGGCCTGGATCTCGCCGGTCTCATAGCCGACGGCGGTCAGGTAGGTCCCGTCAACCGGCGCGCCCTGGCCCGCGACCTCGATGGGCTGGTCGTGGTCGGTGTAGCGGTACGTCGTCCCGTCGACGCGCTGGATCAGCCAGCAGGTCGCGAGCGTCGTGGTCTCGGCGGCGAGGTCGAGGGGGTTGGTTTTCACTGATTCGCCAGCCTCAACAGCACTTCTGCGACAGGGGGATTGGTTTTCATTTGAACAAAGACATCTGCGCGGCTTCGGGCAACCATCCATCCGTTTGCCCGGACCAGAAACTACCGCACATACAACGCTCGGCGGCGTCCAGCATGCGACGCTCGTCCTCTCCCCTGGGTGTGATCGTCCCGCGGTTGTGCTGCAGACAACTGGCAGCAGCCTCCCACAGGTCCCGGTACATGGCGGCTTCGCCTCCCGCTCTTAATTCGTTTTCCTCCGCAATCTTCACGAGGGCGTGGAGTTCGCACACGCACGGTTCTGGAATTCGCCAATGAGTCTGTTCGTTCTGTTCCCGACATCACTCACATCCTCGTAAAACGATTCGCGCTTCCGTGCCCTTCCCTAGCCGGTCGAACTGACCCGGCCCCGTTCCAGGGATCCACGCGCTTTCGGGCGACTGCCCGGAGTCCTGACTTCCCGCCAGTATCCTGACCCCTTCGGTGGCGATATTGACCGCCGCGTTGAGGTCACGGTCATGATCCGCACCGCACTTCGGGCACGTCCATTCCCTTACCGATAGATCCATTTCATCGACCTTGTGTCCGCAGGCCGAACAGGTTTTGGATGACGGATACCACCGATCCACCTCGACCCATTCAATGCCCGCCCATTCGGCCTTGTATTCGAGTATGCGGAGAAACTCCGACATGCTCGCGTCATGGATGGATCGGGCCAGTCGGTGATTCCTCGCCATGCCTTTGACATGGAGGTTTTCCACGCTGATGACACCCGCTTGGCTCTCGCGGATGATTCGCGTGGTCGCCTTTTGCAGGGAATCGCGCCGACTGTCCCGAATCTTGGCGTGCAATTTGGCGACACGCCCGCGCCTTTTATCGCGCCGCTTGCTGCCTTTCTGGCAGAAGGACAAGCGCCGCTGATGAAACCGTAACCGCGCATCCAGCACATCCAGATGCCGAGGATTTTCGACCCGAGTGCCGTCCGAGCAGGTCGCCAACGCGCTGATGCCCATATCGATACCCAGCACCTTGGTTCCTGCCGTGCAGGCCGGGTCGTGCTCGACCGCAAACGAGGCGAAGTACCTACCATCCGCGTCGCGGGAGACCGTGACCATCTTCGGCATGGCTTTGGGTAGGTCTGATCCGTCGCGCCACTTCACCGCGCCGAGCTTCGGTAAGACAATCTCGCACTTGACCCATCCGGCAACCTTCCCCGCATGACGATGATCGAAGGCGAACCGGATCGATTGCTTGCGGTGGCGGCTGCGAAACCTCGGATACTTCGCGCGCTTGGCGAAGAAATTCGAGTAGGCACGATCCAGGTCCCGGAGTTTCTGATTGATGACATCGGACGGGATACCTTTCAGCCACTCGAATTCCGGTGTCCGCTTCAGAGCGGTGAACTGTTTGCTCACATCGACATAGGTCAACCGGTCTTCGCGCTCAGACCATGCCCGAGACATCATTTCCAGACCGACATTCCACGCAAACCGGGCCGCACCGAAGTACTGCCGCAGGGACTGCTCCTGTTCGGCATTCGGGTAGAGTCTGATCTTGTACGCGCGAATCTTCATTGGCTCATTATCCGTCCACTTGCCCTCGCGTTCCGTGCTCCGCTACGCGCTTCGCATCGTCACTGGGGGGGTCGTCGGCTTCCCTGCCTCCTCACGATGCCCACAATCCTGACACCGATCATCTCGCGGCATTTCATCCTTCACGTCTTCAACTCCACCACCGACAAGCTCACCAGATGGAATAATTCGCTAGTGACAAACTCCGCGCGGAACTCATCCGAATCGAACCGGACCGGCACGTCGAACTCGCCCGACCAGGTAAGCGTCTCGCCGGGTTGCGGATATAGCCCGGCGAAGGCGCCGCTTTCATATTCGGTCGTGTAGCCGGTCCCGTCGATGCCATCCAGGGTGATGTGGGTCGAGTCGGCGACGGTGATCGGATAGACCTCGTCGTTCAGGGGTTCCCAGGTGTTGTACAGGCCGCGCAAGTGGATGCTCTGGCCGGTCGTGAACCCGTGAGCGAGGCCAAATTCGAGGCGTGCGGGGTTCTCGGCATAGGCGTAGTAGACCGAGGCCTCGACGTCGGGCGCGAGGGTCAGAATGCCGGTGGCGGTGTCCAGGCTGGCATAACCTTCCGGGCTGCCCGCCCGGGTCAGGGTCACACCGCTCCTCGGCTTGGTGACGGTACGCACGTAGGCGAAGCCGCTGCCGTCGTCGTAGGTCTTGACCAGTTGCACGTTGCGCGCGCCGGCCGGATCGAAGCCCTCGCCCGCGACCTCGTAATCGGTCCAGTCGCGGAAACGGAAACCCTGCAGGCTGCCGCGCCGGGCCCGGAAAAAGGCCTGCAGGTCGTCCTTTTTCGCCCGCTGGACATACCGCTCGCCCAGTTGCCAGCGCCCGCGCGCGACCTCCCAGTTCTGGTTGCGCTGCTCGAACCCGGCCGCGGTGGTGACGATCACGGTGTTGAACTCAGGCCCGCCGCTGACGCTGTAGTCGCGGCCCACGTCCAGCAGGATCTCAGCGAATGAGCTCATCAGACCTATATTCCTCTGGAATATCCTCGTCGCCGAGCGGCTCGAGCCCCTCGATGGCGAGCTCGAGCCGCTCGGCGTCCATCTGTTCCTGCCGCTCGATCGCCCAGACCAGATACTGCCGCGCCTTTTTCAGGTCCTCGACGCCGCCCTTGTGCCGCCACCGCGCGAGGTATTTCAGCGAATTGCCGTTGCAGTACCCGACGAACTCGTCACCGGTCAGCATGTCGCGGATGTGATCGATGGTCTCGATCTCGCCCTGGGTGTAATGCCCCGGCTGGTAAATGGCTTCGTTCTGGTTCATCGGTTGCGCTGCATCGCGCGCCGCACGCTGTCACCGACGCGCGCGGCGATCTGCTCCTGGCTCTGGCGCGATGCCTCGCCCTGGATGGTGAAGTTGTTGTTGACGGTGACCCCACCGCCGTTGCGCCGGTGGCGCGGATCGTTACGGGTGAGGACCTCCTCGCCCTGGTGCAGGATGGCCGGGACCTCGCCGCCACCGGCGAACCGCGGCGCCCCGGCGAAGGCGAGCGCCGGCACGGCGCGGGTCGGCCCGCCGGCCCCGGCGATGCCGCCCCGGTGAAAGATGCCGGCGAGGACGCTTTTCCCCACATCCACCGCGGCACCCACCCAGCCACCACCGCCACCGCCGCCGCCGCCGCCGACATCGCCGAACAGTTTTTCGGCCAGTTTGGCGGCGGCGATGTCCGCGGCCATGCGGTTCAGCGTACGCAACAGACTGTCGCCGAGACCCGCGAGGCCCTTGTCGAAAGGCTCGAAGAAGAAATCCGCCAGCGCACTCTCGATGTTGCGCGCGCCCTGTACCGCAAATTCGTTCAGTGTGTCGCCGGTCTCCTGGATGGCGTCGTTGATCTCCTCGAAGCCGCCACGGGCCTCGCCGATGCGCCGCTGGACGTCCTGCTGCGCCTGGGCGTATTGCTCGCCAGATAGATAGCCGGCCTCGTACAGCTCGCGGTTGCGGTCGAGTTCGCGATTCAGGGCGCGGGTGGGATCGATCAGGTCCTTGACCGCCTCGGCCGAGCGCTGCATCTGCTCCTGGATCTTCGCCGCGGCCTCGGCTTGGCGGGCCACCGCCTGGTCGAGTGCGGCGCCGAAGCCCGCCGGGCCGGCGGGTGCCTCATGGGGCTGGGAGGTGGCCGCGCGGCCAGGGGCTGGCACACCTGTTCCGGCGGGCTTCGGCGCCGCTCCCGGCGCACCAGGTCGATCGAACTGCAGCTCGCCCATGGCGCGCTTGATCGTTTCGATCTCCTGCTCGATCGCCGCGGCTTCCGCGGCAACCTCGTCCTTGTTCCAGAGAAACCGATAGGGGCTGTTCTGCAGCTCGTCCAGGCGCTCCTGCAACGGCTCAAGCTTCTTATTCAGTGCGTCGTACTCGGCCCCGAAACCGCTCGCCCCGGCGGCCATCTCCGCGACGCCCTTCGTGAACGCGGCGATCCCAGCCACGGCCTTAGCCATCCACCCGGCGAGATCGATCACCGCCGTGGTGATGGCGTTCATGCCCGCCACAGTAGCCGGGTCCTGCATCACGGCGGTGAGCTCCTTGGTCGCCGCGACCGCATCGTTCATGCCGCCGCCTTTGGCCTCGAGCAGATCGCCGAAGGCGTTGCCGAGCTGGGAGAGCGCCCCGCCGAGGGTGTCGGTGGCGGCCTCGGCCGCGCCGCCGAACTGGCGCTGCAACTCCTCGAGGATGACGCCCTGCGCCTCGGCGGTGCGTCCGGTATCCACCAGGGACTTGACCAGGGCGCGCTGATCGTCGGTGAACTGCACGCCCGAGCGCGACAGCGCGTTGAGGCCCCGGATGGGATCGTTCAGCGCCTTGCCGACCGACAACGCGCTGGATTTGAGGTCCTGCCCCATCGCCACGGACATGTCCAGCACGGCCGCGGTGGCGCGGTCGAACTGGGGTCCGGCGATCTGGGTGAAGGTGAGCAGCAGGGACTGCATCTCGATGATGGCCTCGTCGCCGAAGGTCGTCATCGTCTGCAGCTCGGCCGCGAAGGCGGCCAGTTCCTGGGAGGTCTTGCCGGCGGCCCCGCCGGTGGAGTCGATACGCTGCTCGAGCTGGCGCATCGCCTGTTGCTGGCGCTCGGTGGCCTGGATGATGGCCCTAAAGGACAGCGCCGCGCCGATCCCGCCCAGCGCCCCCTGAAGCGAAAAAACCGCGCGTTTCAGGCCGCCCAGGTTACGCTTGACGCGCCCGACCGTGCGAGTGAAGTCCCGCGACTCCCCGCCGATACGGATGATGAATTTCTGGTCAGGCACTACCAGACATCCGAATACAGCAGCGAGTACCCGAACAAGGTCACGCCGGCATACATCACGCCATCAGTCTGATCCGGCACGAAATGCATACCGAATCGCTGCGGGCTCGACCACGCCCTGGTCCCAAACCAGAATCGCCAAATTACTTTTCTCACCTTCATTTCTGATCTTCCAGCCACGCCATCAGCGACTCCCACCCCTCCCGATCGGACTGGGCGCCGCGCACGGTGACGGCCAGGGCCCGCAGCCGGCGCCGCTCGATGCGCTCGGCGGCGGCGAGATAGGCGCGGGCCTGGCGCAGCGTCATCGCCATCACGTCCCGGCGATCGTGGCCGGCGGCGACGAGTTCGCCGATGAGATCGACCCAGCCGCCGCCTCGAGGCGCGCCGTCACCCGCGCCAGGCTCGCCGCGAGACGGCCGGTGAAAAAATCCAGGTTGACCTCGCACACCGCGGTGGCCAGGTCGATAAAGTCATCGATATACAGACCTGCCACCCATCGGTCCCCAAGAGGCCGCTTGATGGCCATCGCCACGATCTCGACGGCCTCGTCGGTATGCGCCAGGACGAACGCCTTGAGATCGACCTCGATCGCTTCGGCGTCCGGCTGGTCAGTGCCGCCACGCAGCTCGGCGAGCAGCGGATCCAGCACGCGCTGCACCGGGCCCACCTGACCGATGGTCAGCGGGGCGATCTCGATTTTCTCGCCGCCGATATAAAGCGTGCGCCGCGGTGGGTCGAGGGTCTCGATCTCCTCCTGCTCGGCCGGCGTCATCGTCACGCCGCCCGGCCGTTCAGATACATCGCCGCCCGGCCATCAGTGGGCACGACCACGGCCAGGTCGAACGCGAGCGACTGGATCGTGTCGCGGCTCCGCCAGGCGAGCTCGCCGCTCGGGATCAGGCGGCACTGCGGGATGAACAGATCGCGGTTCGCCCCCTTGGTGTTGTGGGCGACGTACCGGAAAGCGCCCTCGGCCGGTCCGAGGTCGTGGGTGGCCACCTGCTCCCAGGAGACGGTGGTCTCGTCGTAGTCGGCGGTCAGCACGGTGTCGTCGGCGATATTCCCGCCGGGGATGATGTAGATCCGCCCGTTGACCAAATCCTCGCGATAATCGGTATCCAGCGTGTAGGTGGTCGGGACGCCGTCCTTGATCACCAGGCTCTCGATAGCGCGCACGCCCGCGGGCTGGCTCGTCGACACGCCCATCTGATACCACAGGCCTTGGCTTACGCCCTGCCCGCCGTTGATCGCCTGGGCAGCCTTGGAGCCGGCCGTGGTGCTGAGCGAGCTCAGCGAGCCGATCAGGAACAGCCCGAGGTTATCGGCGGAGATGTCACGCAGAGTGAGCCGCCCGGAGCGGTCCACACTGGTCGCCTCGTCGATGATCTTCTCCGCGATCGGCCCGTCGCCGCCGTACTCGGTCACGCGCTCCTGCTCGATGGTGATCGCCACCTCCGGGGTATCGGCCAGGTAACGCTCGCCGGCGGGCAGGCCAGCGGCGTCGAACTCGTCGAAATAGCAGCGCCCGGCGCCGAGCACGATGTTTTTGGTGGTAGGATACATTTCGCGTCTCCTGTCTGGTTACTGAAAATCCACGACCACCCGGGTCGTCTGAAAGTTGATCGGGAACAGCGCAAAGCCCTTGTAATCCTCGGGATAGACCGGCTGCGGACGCCCGGTGATCAGCAGCGGTGAATACCCGCTGTCCGCCGGGGTCCAACCGTGCAGGGCCGCGGCGATCGCCTGCAGCAGCGGACTGGCAATGGATGCGGCGGTGACCACATCCGCCGCGTCCCGGACGAATGGCACGCAGACATCGATTCGCCAGGTCTGGGTCTCGATGCCGGACCCGTCCGGACTCATGTCCGCATACTGCGCCGCATCCGGCTGCACGTAGGCCGCCGGGAGCTGGGGCGAGATGTCGTCGACCCCGGCCAGGTAGGTCGCCGAGGCGACCGTCGTGATCGCCGGGACCTGCAGTTGCAGGCGTGAGATGATCTCGGGCTCGAGGCTCAGCATGCCGGTCAACGCCCCCGCTGCCGGTGGAGGACCTCGAACCGAATCTCGTGCCCGAGCGCCTTGGTCAGGCGGCGCGGCACCTCGGATTTGATGCGCGCCTGCGCGCCGGGCTGGCTCGTCGACACGCCCATCTGATACCACAGACCTTGCGTCACGCCCTGCCCGCCATTGATCGCCTGGGCGGCCTTGGAGCCGGCCGTGGTGCTGAGCGAGCTCAACGCGCCGATCAGGAACAGCCCCAGGTTCTCGGCGGAGATGTCACGCAGAGTGAGCCGCCCGGAGCGGTCCACACTGGTCGCCTCGTCGATGATCTTCTCGGCGATCGGCCCGTCGCCGCCGTACTCGGTCACGCGCTCCTGCTCGATGGTAATCGCCACCTCGGGGGTGTCGGCCAGATAGCGCTCGCCGGCGGGCAGGCCGGCGGCGTCGAACGCGTCGAAATAGCAGCGCCCGGCGCCGAGCACGATGTTTTTGGTGGTGGGATACATTTCGTGTCTCCTGTTTGTTTACTGAAAATCCACGACCACCCGGGTCGTCTGAAAGGTGATCGGGAACAGCGCAAAGCCCTTGAAATCCTCGGGATAGACCGGCTGCGGACGCCCGGTGATCAGCAGCGGTGAATACCCGCTGTCCGCCGGGGTCCAACCGTGCAGGGCCGCGGCGATCGCCTGCAGCAGCGGACTGGCAATGGATGCGGCGGTGACCACATCCGCCGCGTCCCGGACGAATGGCACGCAGACATCGATTCGCCAGGTCTGGGTCTCGATGCCGGACCCGTCCGGACTCATGTCCGCATACTGCGCCGCATCCGGCTGCACGTAGGCCGCCGGGAGCTGGGGCGAGATGTCGTCGACCCCGGCCAGGTAGGTCGCCGAGGCGACCGTCGTGATCGCCGGGACCTGCAGTTGCAGGCGTGAGATGATCTCGGGCTCGAGGCTCAGCATGCCGGTCAACGCCCCCGCTGCCGGTGGAGGACCTCGAACCGAATCTCGTGTCCGAGCGCCTTGGTCAGGCGGCGCGGCACCTCGGATTTGATGCGCGCCTGCGCGGCGGGCGGGATCTCGAGCGGCACGAACTGCTCGTCGATCGGCAGGCGCGCCCGGCCCCGGCGCTTGAA